AACTATATGGATGGTTACTCAAGTCGGTGAAGAGGGCAGATTGCTAATCTGCTAGTATCAGGTAACTGGTAGCTAGGGTTCGAATCCCTAACCATCCGCCAGATGGGTCTGCAGATCTACGAGATTAGTAACACGTGCTACGGTCTAGTGGAGAAACAGGAATTATAATGACGCAGATAAGCCACCCATCACCATTATGCACCATTGGTGAAAAGGAAATCACAGTGGACTTCTAATCCTCTATCGGAGGTTCGAATCCTCCATGGTGCGCCAAATGCTAGGTCATAGCTGGGCACTATGATCTCCACCTATATCCTCTAGAGCAGAGTAAACGGTGGCTAGAGGTGATCCCGTTCGTACCTAGGTGATATTGATTTGCGGCCAGTATCACCTAGGGAGGGAGATAATTCAACTATCTTATATTTGATAGACGTTTCTATTAATGTAAGGAGGTTGAATGAGTATGTTCAAGAAGTTCTTTGATGAGATGCTCAAAGCTACTACTCAGAAAGAGATTGATGATATCTTGTATAGGCAGGACGGTGTAGATCTCAGTTTTCAACATGGTAAACTCTCTTGGAATGATCATCAGAGATTGTTCAAGCTGGCAGAGAAATTAGCCTATAGTGTTCTTCAATAACTAGAGTATCTCAGATACTCAGAACGTCTCTATATGTGAAACCAGTTGAAAGGAGACTTCCCTATGACTGAGCAG